CGGCCCCTTCCGGGGCTCAGAGCAGGAGGAGAGTTTACTGGATCTGTAGACGATAAGCCTACATCTACCAGACTAACATGATGTTAGTTCTCTCCCCACTCTAGTGTGTACTTGTGCGCACGCCACGTTGAGCGAATACTCGTTCGACACCAGCCGTTATGTTAATAACAACTGAGAAGACCACCACATGGGATGGTTATGGAGTTAACGTATCGGGTTCTTATCAACAGGACCCGGTCCCTGATTACATAGCTAAGAAATTCACTCAGGGGTACACTGTGCCTCCTCTTACGAGGAAGTATAGCAAACTTATGAGTGATCGTGTGTGGAAGAAGGATGCTTGGAAGAACTGTCAGCATTATACTGAAGAACTTCTAGACATCCCTCGCACGAACGGCTTCCCGTGGGTTGTCAGGAATTACAGTGATGTCGGTTATTATACCGGTAGCACTGCTCCCTGGGAACTCGCGTATGCTAGTTCGGCCTTCTCTCAGTTCGGGCCTCTTGACAGACCAGTTTCTGGTCTGCCGAGCCTTATACAGGATGAGGAATTGGGCGATGGCTTCGTGCCAAAGCCTGATGACTTGTCTACGTGGATACCATTGTCCATAAAGGCAATGATGCCGCGTATCAAGGCAGAGCTCTCGTTGGTTAATTCAGTTATAGAACTGAAAGACTTCCGATCTCTACCTCATAGTCTACTCAAACTCAAAGAGTTTGTGTCACGTTTGGGCTCTTCAATATTGAAGAAACCTAAGCGTGTCCACGGCTTAGTGAGCAGTATCCGGTTAACTAACCCGGCTACACTGCCTACTATGTCCGAGGCGCTCGGAGTAAGTTCGGATGCTTATCTGCAAACGCAGTTCAACATCCTTCCCTTACTCACTGATATATGCGGTATTCGTACCGCTATTATGCGAACTCGCAGTCGTGTAAACGATTTGCTGGTTCGTCAGGGCAAGAGGCAGATCAAGCACTTTAAACTGCTTGTTCCCTCAGGCCAGGCATCGGTGACATCTCCTACGATGTCGTATGTGCTCCAAGGAGGCCAGTTTGCGGGCGCGGTTAATACCACGCCCCTTACAGGTCCTTATAAGAGCCCATCGGTTTCGTTTGAGGTTACACGGGAATATATTCCCGACACTCATGCTGTGTTCCATGCTCAGGTCGAGTACAACTTTTGGTTTACTCGATTCCAATCCGAGAATGCTCGGTGGCTTGGCTTACTAGATGCTCTTGGGGTTAATCTTAATCCCGCGATTATCTGGAACGCCATTCCATGGACTTTTGTGATCGACTGGGTCATTAACGTAAGTAAATGGCTCGACGGTCGCAAGATCATGAATATGGAACCTGCAGTTAACATATCGAGGTACATGTGGTCCTGGCGATATAGTGACCTTGTTCGGATGCGCATGTCTGCGCTTCCTTACGCGAGCACTAGTCGCACGGGAGATGTGTACCTTCCGGGTTTCCGGCGGACGATTTATCGTCGTCAGCTCGATAAGCCGGATCAAGCCCAGTTTCTCACTGGGTCCGGGTTAAGCTCGCGAGAGCTTAGCCTTGGTGTAGCCTTAGCAATTCCGCTAGGGAAACGCCGTAAGACTAGTAGGGTCTCACCTGCTCGGATCTAACGATCCGTTAACCGGTATATACCGGTAACGAGGGCGAGAGCTCTCGACCATTAAGCATGTTAACAAACACACTTAACACGAACGAGATTAAGGATAACGCCGGTACAGAAGTCGAGTTTACTCGGCTTAGTATCGGCGACCGTCAGACGGAATTCGCTAAGATTAGCGAGACTCCCGCCCTGCCTAATCGGCTGAAGATCTCACATCAAGAGTCCGGCGCTGGCACTGCCAAGCGTCGACGCTCTGTGATTAGGATCGACAGGACGACGGCGGGCGAAGTAGACACGACAGTTAATGTCAAGTCTTCCTTCTACATCGTTGGGGATATCCCGGTTGGGAATCTCACAGCGACGACTGCTGCCAAGGTAGCACTCGCACAGTTGATGTCGTTTCTCGCCTCTTTAGGCGCGTCAACGACTATTCTGTACGACTGCACTGGCAATGGTGCGGCATGTCTGATCGATGGTGGGATTTAACTCCCACAATCAGACAGGTCCTTACAGTTAAGCTCGTTCTGAGTAATCAGAACCGGCCATACTGAAATTTATCCAGTAACGGGGGGGATGACTCCCCCTCGTAAAATTGGATAAGTGAAGACCTCATTAGATAATGGGCCTTGATAAGGTGTGCATGAGCATCCGCGATTGCCGCGTACCGCACTTCCAGTGCGATAATACGCGACATTAACGTGGACTCAACATCTTGTCTGACCTGAGGGGCTGTACGTTTACTGCTCATATAGTGGTGATCGTATTGTTTCTTGTTCGTAGTCGTAGTGTGAGGTGCATGCTCTAGGAGGTAATCCTTATGGAT